AACGAACTGCTTCAGGATTTCAAATAACCAGTGCTCAGTATGGTTATCCAGGAAACTTTCAGGATGTAACAGATGCAATACAAAATCATATTTCAAATGGAGCTATTGATATTAAGATAGGCTTTGAAATACTTGGCTTACCAGATCCAAATCCTTCCAAAAAGAAGTTGTTCAAAGCAGAATATAGTATTAACGGTGCTAAAAATACAATTTCATTGTCCGATGGAGATCAGTTCACAATGAGTGCTCCTCCAATAACTGCGCCTGATAACAAAAGTCCCCGGCAACACACATTTGATATTATTGGAATGATTTTTGGAAACTTGTATTATTTTGTAGTAACTTTCTTGTTTTTTATTTCGTTCTTTACTGTCTTAAAATTTGGCAGTAAGTTCGGGGGCCCTTATCCATTGTGGGCAGTTGTCGGTATGTTTCCTATGAGCGCATTTACAATTGTACCATTATTTGTAATGGTAGTACGTCTCTTCAGTGAAACGGATTTTGTTTAGACGTAACAATGGTAGTTAAAAAGAATATGAAGTTCTCAAGGGAGAAGGTATCACAATGGCAGACCGTTTGGTCGCAAATATGCGATATGGCATATCTACGTGAAAATATCACTGACAAAATTATTGTACATCCTGAAAGTGAATTAGCATCGGCACATTATAGTAATAACAGTTGTCCAAATGCAGATGAAATAACTTTAGATTATACATGGGAGATCTACAGTAAAAAATATAAGGATGTTCATGTTGTTCCAGAATTTAAAGAACTATTTATCCCCAAAGCTCTATTTGATACGCTTGGAGTAAATCAGTGGTTCAGACATTCATTTCCAAATTGTACAGTTCAATTTTGGTAAAAAATGCCTTTCGGCGTTTTATTAGTTTAAATTTTTAATTTTGTATTTGTTTTTGTTTTATGCGCGAGTCATCTTCTTGAACTTGCCCACCCCAATGAACCCCTGAAACACATCACGATCGTTCACCTCAAGGTACACGCGGCCAGACTTATCGCCAACACCATAAGTCTTGTTCTCAAACTTGATCTCGCTAATATCCTCATCATCATCAGCATCAGGACCAGTGACAAGACGTCCATTCTCAGCATCCCAGAAGGTACCGGGCGGATCGACACTGGCAGTCAGAGTGATAGAAGAGAGCTCCTCCATACTCAGCTGAACAGGAGCCTTAACTTCAGTCTTGAGACCTGTTCCGGCACCACTGTCCTCCTCCTCAGACTCCTCAGACTCCTCCTCAGCCTCCTCAGTAGGAGCCTTAGTCTCAGCGAAGTCACGCATGTGATCAGCAAGACCCTTAGGAACAAACTCCTCATCACTCAGCTTCTCGACATACTCTACAAACTCCTTGACAACCTTGTCAGTCATCTCGACGCCAGCCTTGTCAAGAACCTCCTTGAGGCTCTCCTTCAGCTTGGGAGACATACGCTTGATACGCTTCTCCTTCTCTGCTGGCTTCTCCTCAGCCTTTGCAGCAGCCTTCGCTGCAGGCTTTGCAGCAGGCTTTGCAGCAGCCTTCGCTGCAGGCTTAGGCTCAACCTTAGGCTCGAGCTTAGCCAACTTTGCCTTCTCCTTATCGAGCTTAGCAATGTGCTTCTCCTTAGCGTCCTCATCCTTGAACTTGTCAGCCTCCAGCTTCTTAGTCCACAGAGAAACATTCTTGCGAGCGACCTCAAGAGGAGATGGCTTCTCCTTCTCCTCCTTCTTCTCCTCTACCTTCTTCTCCTCCTTTGGAAGGAGAGCAACAACATAGTCCTCAGAGAGTTCAAATGCCTCATCAGCATCAAACCCATAGTGCCCACCGAGAAACTCGATAAGCTTGTAAATACTTGACTCCATTTGCTTCTTGATTGACATGATTGGCATTGTATAACAGTGAACATCCATACGTTAGACGGGTAAGAATCCGTTTTCAAGGAACTATGTAATGGATATACTCAACCCAATAGCACAAGATGTTTCATCAGATTTGTGTGACGTGTTTATATCAGTTGGACTTTCAGATGGAATAGAGTTTGAAGAGGAGTTTATGAAAAATAACCCTACTATGTTTGGGTATATTATTGATAGAGTTAATACACCAATTAATATTAAAAGTAAAAAAATAGTTCATTTAGATCAAACATTATCTACAACTAAATCATTCAAAACAGAAAATCTACATACATTTTTTAAAACATTCTCCAATATCTACTTGAAATTAAATGTGAAAGGTTATGAAATTGAGTTTTTTAAGAGTTTAACTATTGAACAGATTAATAAAATTAAAATTTTGAATATTATTTTGCATACCGATAAGGATTTAACTTTTCCAAAACTTATATCTTCAACCCATGTTCTAGCACACATAGAACCAACTAATGCAACTAATGTATTCAAATGTATTTTTGTAAAAGGTTCAAAAACATCAGGCAAAGTTCTAAAAGTTCCGCCCAGTATAGTTGAGAAACCACGTCATATGTTAACTGTATACTCATCACCATTTCCAAAAATAAGACTTGGCAGAGATTATGACGGCGGTTATGTCATCGCAGATATACCTAACATAAAATATTCATTACTAATTTCGGGGGGAATAAAAGACGATATATCATTTGAAGAAGATTTTATTAAAAAATATAAGGTGCTATGTTATGCATTTGATGGTACTATCAATATTCCTCCATATACTAATGCTTCTATCAATTTTATTCAAAAGAATATTGGTTCAGAAGATAATTTAAAAGAAACAAATCTACATAGACTTATTGAAAATAATAATAATTTGTTTGTTAAGATGGATATAGAAGGTGGCGAAGTATCGTGGATTCAAAGTCTAGATACAAGTCATCTTGATAAGATTGAACAACTTGCTATTGAATTTCATCAGTCATCGATTGATAAAAATACAGATATTTTTAATATTTTGAACAAAACTCATGTATTAATCCATATTCATGGAAATAACTGTTTAGGTTTACGAAAACATAATGGAGTAATGATTCCCTATATTTTTGAAAGCACATATGTTCACAAACGATATTTTAGTTCTCCTCCAACTTTGAATAAAGATCCAGTACCGAGCAGTCTTGATATGAGAAATGTAGAAAGCAATAATGAAATATTTATGAACTTTCCACCATATGTAAACTAATCAAAAAATCATAGTCTATCCTTTTCAGGAGTCCGAGCATATACGGATATCGCCAGACCATGAATTTTCTTTTTTTTTTATTTTTTTGTTTTTTTATTTGTTTTAGTTTAGAAAGTTCACGCGGAACCAGGTGTCGTTGTCTTCAAACTCGACAACATCCTTGCCAGCTGCCTCCAGACTGCGGATAAGCAGAGCACGGTTGTGCTTGTTCATGTCGCGCACGTCAATTGCAGAGCTGCAGTGAGCATCCAGGCCAAGCGGCATGAAATACTCCAGCATGTCTCCCTCATTCGTGATAGGCACAGTCTCGACAAAGATGTCAAGCTTGCTCAGGTCACGGTGATCATACTTGCAGCCACCCTCCTCAGGTGACTTGCAGTTGTGAGGGTCACTCTGCTGGCAGCGGCAGCCGCGAGTACGGCCGCGAGATGCGACCCACTTATCATAGTGTTCGCAGCGCTCATGGCGGAACTTGCAGTTCGCCCACTGGCACGCGTTACCATTACGGCACCAACGCGCCGGGCGGACATACGCAATGTCCACCTCCTTTGGAGCGCCAACGCACTTCCACTCCTTCTCGTCGAACTCCTCCACAATAGCAGAGGGCGCCGAGTATGCATAATCAGAATCAGTCACGAAATAATCACCCCACGCCACCCCCTCAGGGATGATCGGAAGTGCAAGAATAGAATACATTTCAACAATAAATTCAAGTTTGATTTATTGTAAAATGTTATGGTGACATCCACTGAATTGGAACTCATAAATCCGTTTTCGATGGTTGCGTTACTTAGTCTTTTTTAACTAACGTTGTTTTTAACAAATGACAGATTCCGAATTTGCCAAGACCCACCTTAAGGAGCATTTAGCAAGTCTTCTTGTAAGCCCAATTTGTGAAGGTTTTTGGAGTATTTATAAGTCATCTGTAGAACTATGTGAGCGAAATAGTCAGATGGATCAAATTCTTCGTACTTTTCAGAATATGGTGACTCGTATCCCCGAATGGTCAGATTCTACACTTAGCACAGAAGTAGAACGTATTGTAAAGGTAACAAAGTGTGGTTATCTTGATGATCTTCTGATGGGAGTTTTTATTGCATATATGAAGTCTTTTGCATCTCTCCAGTATCGTGGTTCTTCATCTGAGATTAATGTAGAATTTGATAGCCCTAGTGTAGCCAAATTTATCCATGAACTCTATAAGCATTCTGCTAGAAAGGTATGGCAAGTTGCTTACCTTTTTAAGACTGTAGGCGTTTCTATGGAGCAGCAGGCACGTAATCGCCAAGAAGTTGAGCGTTTGGTTGTAGAGTGTATGGAACTAACAATCCGCGGCTTTCTTCCTTGGGAGTCAATTGCAAAGAAGTATTTTTCTCAACCAAAGCAGACAGAATTGATAACAGAAATTCCCGAAGTTGTACCATCTAAGGCAGTAACATTTGGTGAAGATGATTCAGATGATGATGACGATAGTGAGTACGAGGAGGAAAAGAAGCCTATTACTTTATCAGAAGAGGTTGGTGAGATTGAATTTCAGGATCTTGACGAAAAGAAGGCTGAAGTCGTTGAAAAGAGTCCTATGGATGAGATTTCGGAGAAGGTAAGCGATACTCTCGTTCTAAACCTATAAACATTTACACTTTTTTTCAATAAATGATGATTGTTCTGGCATCTGTTGCAGTCGCTATCGTGTGTTTCATAATTTATGCTCTTGATAGACGAGCTAAGAAGGAATCTATTTCATGGGAACATGCTTTAAAGATTTCGCTATTTGGTGGACTAATAACCGCTGCAACAGTATTTGCTACTTCTGTAGAGGGTGTCTCTGAAATTGTAAAAAATGTTGAGTTACCAACTGTAGTACAAGACATGTTTGTAGGAGTCCCCACTTTCTAAAAGTCAATAGCATATACACGTTCTCCAGCTGGAACACTATCAACAACATATAAATCTTTTAATTCTAAAACTTCCTTGCGAGGAACTGCTGTATCCTTACAATGGCGTGTAATAGCTTTATACAAATTGAATCCGTGATATCTATCATGTTTAACATTATTTTTTCCAAAAAGAATAGAAGAACTATCTGGGAGAGTTAGCCATTTGATAAATAATTTAAAAAGAGTTTGTTCCTTATACTCTGCATGATCAGGACCTTCAGGAAATACATCCCAGAACATAGAAGTGGCTAGGCGCACTAGATCAAATGATGGATTTGGTTTTACCATTGGATATTTTGGGTTATAAAATGGTTCACAATTGTATTGGCCTCCAGCTTCCTCTTCGATTTCAAAGTGATCACTCATAAACATTTTTGGTTCTTTCATTCCAGTTAGACGAACTGATAGAATACTACGTTCAAAATCAATTAGCTTTATGAGATAGCCGTGTGTCGGCACACGATAAATCACTCCACCGCAATTATAGTTAATAAATTCTAAATCTGTTTTAACATACATTATATTATTCGCATGAAGGTCATTATGAATAAATGAAAAATTACGCTGAGCAAATGCTAGTGCAAAGATGACCTGAGACACCCATGCAATATGTTTTTCTGGTTCATTATTCTGAGTAAACAGCTGATATAATGTTCCTTCACATTTTTCCATAACAGTTACTTGAACGGGAACATTTGTGAACTTTGCCCATGCAAATGCACTTCCATCACCGTCATCTTCGTCTTCGTCTTCTTCCTCTTCATCACCACATTCACACGAATGAGCGGAAAACAGATATGATGTTGAAACGGATGAGCTATCAGAGCTGTCATCTGAAATTTCGTGATTCTCATTGAATACATTCTTAATCTCAGCAGGCAGAACATCAGCAACAGTTGTTTCTAATTCAGTTACATCACCAAGTGTTATATCATCGCCAAATTCAAGACGATGCTTTGCAGTTCGTGTGTGTTTAAAAACAGATTCACCTTCCAAATGATTATCTAATTCAATATCGAAAAGCTTGCCAATATTATTAGAAAACCATGACCTCTCGCATAACTCTTCATAATCATCTGAAATATCTATTTTGTGAGAAGCAGAAACACACGTTAATACTCCATACACTTTAGGAAAATTTGGAAACCCAGTCTTTGAAAAAACTGAGGAAATTAGAGCACCAACATAAGCTGCATTATTAGAAGATTGAATTTTATCAATTGTTAAATTTGATTGCTCCTGCGTTGTAGGAAGAATTAGATTAGCATACTTATTTTGCATCCAATTGAAAGAACTCAAAATCATCGTACTTTTACGGTGAACTTCAATTGTTTCATTGGTAGATGTTCTAATAGTTGAAGGAGAAACTACACTAATAATTTCATTATCAAAATGAATACCATATTCAGATACACTTTCTAAATCTTGTGTTTTAAACAATTTTTCAACTGGAGGAAAAAATGGCTGAACAGCTTCATATCCCCAGTGCGAACTTGCTGTCGTTCGTAGTAACGGAATAGATGTATACTTGTGAACTCCCATATTAACGGTTCCTGTCCGCAGCTCACTTGTTGGCTGCTTTCGTTTGACCATATTATAGAGATATGTTAAAGCATAATGAAAAAGTTCACGCAGTATAAGTAAGATGAATTTTCAGATCAAAAGATTTAACATTGATACCATCCAAGATCGTTGTGATATTGATTCTAGAAAATCGCCAATGATCGTCGTTATAGGAAAAAAAGATACAGGAAAATCTTTTTTAGTCAGAGATATTCTTTTCAATACTCAGAGAGCTTTTCCCATTGGAACTGTTATTTCTGGAACTGAGGTTGCTAATGAGTTTTTTCAACACATGGTTCCATCCAAGCTAATTCATGACAAGTATAAGCCAGAAATCATTATGGGTGTTATTAAGAGGCAGCTGGGTGCCAAGACTAAAAGAAATGAAAATAAGAAAAGCAGTGGTGGTGGGTCTTCTATTGACCCTCGTGCGTTTCTAATTCTTGATGATTGTTTATATGATGCATCATGGATCAAGGAAGAGTCTACTCGATATGTTTTTATGAATGGTCGTCATATTGATCTGATGACTATCATTACAATGCAGTATCCTCTCGGTATTACACCAAATTTGAGAACAAACGTTGATTTTATCTTCATTCTTCGCGAAACCATTCTTGGAAATCGCAGAAGAATTTATGAAAATTATGCTGGTATGTTTCCTACTTTTGAGATGTTTTGTCAATTTATGGATCAATGTACGGAGAATTTTGAGTGTT